TCCTCGCCAGGCTTCAGATACTCGATCATGCCGGGCTCGAAGCTCTCGACACGCTTGCCCGTTGCCGGGTCCGTTGTGCTGGGCGCGATGGGGAGGCCATCCGGGCCCTGCGGCTGCGTGACAAAAGCGGCAAAGCAGGCTTCGATCTTCTTGCGAACGAGCTCGGCTTCCTCGTACTCATCGAGGTCACGCAGCTTCACGATCACGGGCGTTAGCCACGGCACGCCACGCACTTGGCCGGGACGATCCTTGCGGTAGATGTGCAGGACTTCGGATGCCGGCACACGCTTCGGTTGCTGGCCGAGCATGCTTCCCGATTTCGTGGTCAGGATGTCGCCAGGATGTTCGGCAAAGAGCCAGTAGTGAGTGCGCCGATTGTCCTCGTCGAACTCCACTCCCTGGATAATCCAGCCTCTCTTTGTCCTTTCCGTCTTCGAAAGGTCGAGGTATTCGGGCTCCAGTACCTGCATTTGAAGAGGAATCTTGATGCCTTTCTGAGGCGGCCGATGGTATAGGCGCACAATGCATTCCCCGCTCTCGAAGACCGTGCGCGCTACCAGCGCCTGGATGCCCGCAAAGTCGAGTTGCCCATCGGCGTCGCAGGTTTGCGCCCACTTCAGCCACGCCTCATTGGTAGCGGCATCGCGCGCGGCATCTCCGCTGCGCGATTGCACCGTGATGCCGGTACCGATGGCATTGCCCACAATCTCCGCCACCGCCCGCGCCGCGTAGGCGTTGTTCCGGACGAGATCCCGCGAGCGCTCGCGCAGCTTGGTGAGCGCCACGCCGATCTCGGCATTGGCCGAGTTGCCCGAGGTTACCCAGCCGCCGGTACGTCTGTCAGACCTTGCCCCTTCGTAAGCGAGGCGAATCAAGTCCGAGGCACGCCGCGCGCGCATCCGCCGCAGACCTACCTCGGGGGCGACCCAGGTAATGGCTGTGTCGAGCCAGTTCATCCTTTTGAGGTCTGTGCAAATGCGAAGCGGTCGGTCGCGTTGCCTGCGCTCGCGTCGATCGATTCCTTAATCACCGCCCGTGCCTGCAGCAACTCATCCATCGAGCGGTAGGTGACCGTGCGGTCTCCGAAGCGAACAGTAAGTTCGCCGCTGGCAATAGCTGCTTCAATGGCATCGAGTTGCGATTGGGTCCAGGCCATCTACGTCCGTCTCCGCTTGAAGTAGAACGTCGCCCGGGTGCCGAACTCGCGGACCACAGAAACCAGTTCCCAGCCCTGCGCGCCATGCTCGGCGAGCAGCCCGGGAGATTCCGCTTCACCCGTGACGGTGATGTATTCCCAGGCCTCGCCGCGCGGCGCGTTGCTCGTCGTGTGGCCCTGATTCTGACTGCGCACCTTCATCGCGTTAACCAGTTCTTCCGGCGGTTCCCGAGCCACTTCTCCCGGTCGGGATCATCCTCGGGCACCGGACGCGGATGGTTCGCCACCAGGATGCGGTCGGCTTCGTTGTCGAGCGAGAGACCCATCGAGACCAGGGCCCGTAGCGCCGCATAGGCATAGACCCGGGCATCGAGCGCTTCCTGGCGAACGCCGGGCTTCGGCCGCCACTCGCGTTTCGGTTGTCCCTTCGCGTAGGTCGTGATTAGCACCTCGCCGAGCAGCTGCTCGAAGTAGCTTTCGCCGTGCTCTGCCGGGAAGTGCGAGTATCCGGGCGTGCCGGGCGTGGGATTCTTCAGCCGCCCGTAGATCGTTTCCTTGGCGGTATCCGTGCCCACAATCCAGGGCTTCTCGCCCCGGATGTTCCGTGCCGTTGGCCTGCGCTGCCACACCGGCAGCGGTCCACCCTTGCCCTTCACGGCAAAGATGCGCCGGTGATAGCGGGTCCGGCAGAACTCATAAACCGCCTGCGATTCGTACCCTGAGTCAATCGCACAGGCAGCCACGGGCAACGAGATTCCCGTCTCATGCTGCCAGCGGCGCTCTAGGTAGGTATCGAGTTCCTGCCACACCAGCGCACCCGAAGGGTCGCCGGGGAGCACGCGAAATTCGATCGACCAAGATTCTTCGCCACGCCCCCAGCCGACCAGCTCCAGTTCCAGCCGATCCTTCTGGACGTCGATTCCTACCGTAAGTACCACGCCGCCGTAGGGCACCGCCGCCCGGTAGTGTTCCCGGCGCGCCATCACCGTGGCTTGGTCGACGGTGGTTTCCGCCGCATCGTCCCACGGCTCGGCGAGAACCGTGTTCACGAACTCGCGCAGGGTTTCGACCGATTGCTTGTCGACGTTGAACTTCTTGGCGAGCGCCCCCCATTTGCGCCAGGGTGAGTAGAGCCCGTTCACCCAGAAGCCGGCGACATCGGTCACTTCGGGCCGCGCGGCACGCCACTCGCCAGCCCGCAGCATCTGATGTTTCTGCCAGTCCTGGATCTCCCCGGCGCAATGCTCGCAGTGGTAGGCGGCGCGCTCGGGATCACCCTTCGGCCACTGCAGCCGATCCCAGCGCAGCACCTGCATCTCGCCGCAGTGCGGGCACGGCACCCAGTAGCTCTGTTGGTTCGAATTGAGCCAGGAATGCTCGATGCGCGAAGCGCCCTTTGTCGTCGGCGTCGAGCACAGCACCACCTTCCGGTTCCAGAAGTTCGCTGTGCGCGTGATGGCCAGATTCACCGGATCGCCTTCACTGCCCGCGCTCGCCGGATACCGGTCCACCTCATCGAGCAGACAGTAGCGGATCGACCGCATGGCGAGGCCCGCTGGCGAGTTGGCGGCAGCCAGCGTAATCGATCCACCCAGGAACTTCTTGTGAAGGATTGTGTTGTTGGCATCGCGCGAACGTGCGTCAGCCACCTTGCCGGCGAGCGATGGAGTGTCCCGCAGCATCGGTGCGAGGCGATCTTTCGAGAAGGCCTCGGCGTCGACTTCGCGCGGCTCTACCAGCAGCACCGGGCCCGGATCGAGCTCAATCACGTAGCCAAGGAAGTTCTCAAGAAGCGAGCTTTTCCCGCTTTGGGCCGCCCACATCATGACCACGGTTTCGAACGGACTGTTCGGCCCCATGGCGTCCATCACCGCCCGCTGATAGGGTGCCCGGTCCGTGCGCCACTCGCCTTTCTCCGCTGCCGATTCCGACGACAACCGGCGATTGGCATCCGCCCACTCGGAGACCGTCAGATCAGGCGGTGGCGCCAGCACCTCGGCCGCCAGAATCTGAATCTCCTCAACGCGCATACTGGGTTTCGGATCGCAGGTCGTTGATTAGTGCCCGGGCCTCGCGCAGGATTGCTTCGCGCACCTGCCGTTCATCCGTGAGTGCTGCCACTTCCGGTGCAAGGCGATTGGGCCAGGCGAGGATGCGATCGACGATCAGCCGCAAGATGGCCGACCAGCGTTGCTTTACGATCTCGGCTTCCACGAGTTTCCCCGTCCGCAGGTCATACTCCATCTTGCGGAGCTTCGCCTTGAACACCATGTCGGCGGTCTTGGCTTGTGTGAAGGTCGTTCCCGTAGGAGCCATATCGGCCGGCGTTGCGGTGACGCGCTCAGAGACTGGTTCGGGTCGGTCATCGAGGACCGCGTCAGATGCTGCCGCATCCACCTTCCCGCCGCGCATCACCAGCACGCCCGTCTTGGCCAGCCGACTGATGTACTGGCGGCTCTTTCCGCGGTGACGCGCGTACTCTGCCTGCGTCATTAACCGCTCTGCCATGGCTCTGATTCGTTCCGGCTGCTCACCGGAATTTTGATCCGATTTCGCTTGCTTGTTCTACCCGCCGAAGTGATGAATGGGTTCGCAATGAGGAACACCAAATCGAAGACCCACGAGACTGCCGCCGCCTGCTATGCCGCGCGGCATGCCGAAGCCGAGGATCTGCTGAAGCGCATCACGACCGGCTTGGCCGACTACCAGAAGCGGCAAGCCGAAGAGCCCAAGAACTGGGGCTACGCGATGTACATGGGGCACATCACGGAGCAGCTTGCCTACGTGCTCGCTGATCTGGGCGATCGCAGCGTGGTTGAAGCCAAGGGCCTCGATTACTGAGCGTGTTC